GGCTTACATCTCGATGGATCCTGCGCGCCGGGACCGTTCGGAGGCCGTGTGGGTGAGGACGGGGCAGGAGCTCGGGATGTTCTCGGGCGCCGGGCCTGCGGTTCAGTCCGCGCCGTCCGCCGTGTATGTGCAGAACCCGTTCACGGGTGAGTACTTGCTTGCGCGGGTCGCTGACGTTGCTGACGCGAAGGTCGGGGCTTACGACGCGTCTCGGAGTATGGCTACGCGGGGTGGGGTGCGTCTATGAGTGTCTTCCGACCGGACCGTTACTTCCGGGATCTGTTTCAACCGAACCGGGAGTCGGTTCCGGTCGGGGGCAACTTGTATGAGACGCAGGGGTTGGCTCTTTCGGAGCCTGGCTTGTACGCGTTCGTGGCTGTTGATTTCGCGATCGGTTATGTGACGATTACCCCTTACAACGCGGAGGCTGTCTGATGCCCATCACTTTGTTGAGCGATGTCACTGAGGCGCCGTTTGTGGAGGTGTTCATTGAGGATCTGATTCCGGAGGCGGCGACGGTGACGGTGTACCGGCTGGCTGCGGGGCGTGAGTTTCAGATGCGGGGTGCGGTTCGTGCGCCGACTGCTGGGGCGTTCACGCGTGTTGACTTCGAGGTGCCGTTTAACGTTCCTGTGACGTACCGGGCGGAGTTGTTTGATGCTGCGGGGATCTCTCTCGGGTTCACGGATTCGGCGACGATCACGTTGGACGTGGCGGACACGTGGATGCACAATCCGCTGGATCCTTCGGGTGCGGTGCGTGTCTTCTTGGCGGATGAGGGCGGATGGTCGGTGACTCGCCCTACCCCTGGTGTGGTGTCGCGGCCTTTGGGCCGGCAGGTGGGTGTGGTGCTGTCCCAGCCTCGCTACGGTGTCACCGGGTTGCAGTTGTCGGTTCGTACTTCTACTGAGGAAGACGCGGACATGGTGCAGGCGATGGTGGGGGACAGGGGCATGCCGCCGCTGGTGTGTATCCGGTTGGGTGCTGAGGATCAGCGCCTTCGTGTTCCTCAGCCGTTGTTCCTTTCGGCGTTGAGCGTGACGGAAGTGGACATGGATCACCGTTGGGGTGGGTCGGAGATGGCTCACCGGTTCGAGGGTGATGAGGTTGATCCTCCGATTCCTGGGTTGTTTGTTCCGTTGTTGCGTGCGGCGGATATCAATGTGTCGTTTGCTTCGGCGGCGGTGTTGAACAGTGAGCATTTGACTGCTTCTGATGTGAATCGCCGGTATGACCTGGCGGGTGCGGCTGGCTGAGGGGTGGTCTGATGAGGCAGCACAGTGATGCGTTGGTTGATGTTCTGGCGGGTTCGTTTGAGCGCGAGTTGACGGTGAATGTGTTTACGGGGTCGGATCGGACGCTTGAGGGTGTCCGGTTTGAGTCGTGGCAGTTGAGTTCGGATCTTGGGCGTGAGGTGTGCGGTCAGGGTTCGGGGTCGGTGGTGTATTCGTCGGTGGATGGTGAGTCTGTGGTGCCGGTGGGTACGCAGGGTGTGTTGTCGCCGTTTCGTGCTCGCGTGGAGCCTGTGTTGACGATTCGGGCTGGTGAGTTTCAGGAGTCGGTTTCGTTGGGGACGTTCCGGGTGGTTGCGGTTCCTTCCGCTGAGGATTTTGTTGTGGTTGCTGAGGATGGGCGTGAGCTTGTTTCGGGTAGCCGTGTGGGGTTGAAGTTTGATTCGCTTGAGGCGGATGTTGAGCGGTGGGGGTTGCGGTTTCCGGAGACGTCGAAGGCTGGTGTGTCGGCGTTTGGTGAGATTCGCCGGTTTACGGGGATGCCTGTTGAGGAGACGGTTCCTGATGTTCCGTTGCCTGCGTTGAAGACGTGGGAGGCGAAGCAGGGTGGCCGGTTGGATGCGGTGATGGAGTTGGGTCGCATTCTGGGTGGTCAGGCTGTGGTGAATAGTCGTGGCGCGTGGGTGATCATCCCGGATGTGATTGGTGCTCCGGTTGCGTCGTTGCGGTTGGGGGAGCTGGGGACGGTTCTCGAGGTCGCTGATGAGATCGAAACGGACACGGTGTTCAACGAGGTTGTGGGTTCGTTTGAGGATTCGGCGGGTAACCCGTTGTATGCGGTTGCTCGTGTGACGTCGGGGCCGTTGAGCGTGTCGGGTCCGTATAGGACGAACACGCGGTACTACTCGTCGGATTTGGTGAAGACGCAGCAGCAGGCGGATCGTGCGGTTGCTTCGGTGTTGTCTCAGTCGATTGGGTCGCAGCAGTATGACGTGCGGATCCAGTGTCATATCAACCCGCTGATTGAGGTTGGGGATGTGGTTGAGCTGACTGGGTGGCGGCGGCCTCTGGTGGGGCGGTTGATGAGCGTGGAGATGTCGGACAGTCCGTACATGAATGTCACGTTGAGGGTTGACCGGGAGTTGAGCTGATGACTGATGCGGTGGATGTTGCGCGTAAGTTGGCTGCGCAGACGTCGGCGCGTTCGGAGACTGGTCAGTTTGTTCGGATGGAGGGCCGGTTCGCGGTTGTGAACATTGGCACTTCGACGGTGACGATCCCTTGTACGGGTGTGTATCCGCCGCGGTCGGGTTTGCCTGTGCGTGTGGATTGGGTGAATGGGTCGCCGGCTGTGACGGGTTTGGTGACGCCGAGGTCACCGTTTGGGACGATCACGGCGACGGGTACCCCGTTGGCGACGGTTCTGGTTGAGGGCAACACGTACCAGTTGAACACGATGGAACCGTATGCGCCGACGATTGGTGATCAGGTTGCGGTGGACTGGGATCGCTACCTGATTCTGGGGAAGATGACGGGTGTGAGTCAGCCGGAGACGCCTCCGGAGAATGAGACGCCGGATCCGAAACCGTTCGAGTTGGTGGTTCGGGCTCAGGCTTCTGGTCGGTTCAATTCGTCGGGTCGTTGGGGTAACAGTGACGTGTGGGCGTCGAACACGACTCGCGGTTTGTGGGTGTATGGCGACGCGATCAAGTCGGCGGTGGCTGGCGCTTCGGTGAGCTCGGTTGATATCTATTTGCCGTTGTCGCAGCAGGTGGGTACGGCTGCGATCGGGTTCCATGAGTATGGGGCGCTGCCGGGTTTCTTCCCGACGATCTTGGATGCTGTGAACCTTCCGATTGGTTCGCGTAGTGGGTGGGTGCGTATCCCGAACTGGTCTGCGTTGGCGTTGGGTCAGCGTGGTGTTGGGGTGTTCGCGCCGAGTGGCGGGTACACGATTTGGCGTGGTGTTGCTGCTGACCCGTTGTCGGGTGCGTTGCGTTTCCGTGGCACTCGTTGACGTTCTCTGGTTCTTGTTCTTGACGCTCCCGGTTGGGGGCGTTTCGTGTTTCTAAAGGGGTACTCACATGGCAGTCAACAGCTTCGATCCGATCACTGGGGCGCCTCGTTTCGTCGACAGTGACGCGCCTGATATCAAGGTTGACCCGAATGAGGCGGCGAAGTATGCGGCTGATGTGGGGAACTACATTGTGCGGGACAACCTGACCGCGTTGGATGCGTACGCGTACAAGCGGAAGGGTTTGCGGGGGTTCGCTCGCGACACCGGTTACGAGTACCTGCACGATGGGACCGCCTGGACGACGGCAAGTGCGTTCGTGCTGTTGGGGGCGAAGACTCTGACTGCGGCGAACACCGCCGACTTCGATGGGGTGTTCTCGAGCCGGTTCGCGAACTATCTGGTGCGTGTGAACGTGCGGTCGTTGTCGTCTGCGGGTTCGATTGCGTTTCAGATGCGTGCCGGTGGTTCGAACGCGGCGGGGGCGTCTGACTATGTGGCTGTGTCGCGGTCGAACAGTGGCGGGTCTGTGACGGGTGCGAGCGTGGCGAGTAGTTCGGGGCCGTTGACGAAGGCGACGGTTGCCGCGCTGTATGCCGAGGTGAGTTTGTTTGATCCTGCGGTTGCTGCGCGGACGGTGGCGTTGGTGAGTTCGCATGGTGTGGGTTCGTCGAGTGCTGGTGAGAACGGTGACATCAGTGTTCAGCACAATCCGGCTGTTGTGTATGACGGGTTCCGGTTGTTGACGTCGGGGCCGACGATGACTGGGACGGTCACTGTGTTTGGAATCGGGTGATCTTATGGGCGGTTCTCCTAATCTCTTGATGCCGGTGTCGCCGTCGTATATGGCTTCGCACGGGTCGCATACGCGTCGCCGTCCGCCGTCGAGCGAACCTGGGACGGACATGTTCGTGCCAATTGGTACGCCGGTCTACGCGCCGGCAGACGGCGTGATCTACGGCCGCGGGACGACGATCGGTCCGGCGACGGGCCGGTGGATCGGGATCGACTTCGACAACGGGCTCCGCTGTCGAATGATGCACCTGTCCCGGCTCGAGCGGACTGCTGGGCGTGTGCGTCGGGGCGAGCTCGTGGGGTACTCCGGTGCGTCCGGGTACGGCTACGAGGACTGGTCGCGTCTGTCGACCATGCCGGGCGCTCACGTTCACGTGACGCTCTGGCCGGCGCAGGTCACCCGGTTCGGATACAGGTCAAACGGATCTCCGTACACGGTCGATTTCATGCAGTACGTCGGTAGCGATCTACCCGCAGGCGGCGGAACCATCGCAGGCGGCACAGTCGCCCCGGAAACGAAACGAGAAGACATCATGGCGAGCATTCCCCCGTTGG